TCCTGAATGCGGAAGCAGTGACGCACTCTCTATCAATGATGATGGGAGTGCTTACTGTTTTTCTTGCACAGGATACACCAAACAGCACAACAATCCGCAAGGAAGACCAACAATGGAAGTAGTGAACAGCAACAACGAGCCTATTTATTTTGCAGACGAAGGACAATATGCTGCTCTTAAAGATAGAGACATCTCATTAGAGACAGCTAAGAAGTTCGGAGTTAAAGTAACCTTTGATCAACACGGAGAAATATACAAACACATCTACCCCTACTACGCAGACAACGAAGTCATAGCACGTAAGACTAGGTTCGCTCAGAACAAGAGCTTTGCGTGGGCAGGTGTAGGAAACAAGGCAGGACTATTCGGTCAGAACTTATTTAAAGACGGAGGTAAGTACATAACGATCACTGAGGGTGAGTGTGATGCGATGGCAGCGTATGAACTGCTTGGATCTAAGTGGCCCGTAGTTAGTATTAAGTCAGCGTCTACTGCTGAACGAGATGTTAAAGACAACCTTGAGTACCTTGAAAGCTTTGAGAATGTGGTCATTGCTTTTGATAGTGACAAGGCAGGGAAGGAGGCAGCACGTAGAGTTGCTCGCTTACTGAAGCCTAGTAAGGCTAAGATACTTACCATGCCAGAGGGATACAAAGACCCCAACGACATGCTACGAGCTAACCTGCATACAGGCTTTGTTAGATGCTTCTGGGATGCTAAGACCTACACGCCTTCAGGTGTGATGAATGTCTCAGAGAACCGTGACAAGTATAAGAACAGAGAGAAGAGAGAGTCAGTACCTTACCCTTGGCAAGGATTGAACGAGAAGCTAGAGGGTCTGAGGCAGGGTGAGCTTATCACTTTGACCGGCGGTACAGGCTTAGGTAAGTCTAGTGTAACCCGCGAGCTAGAGCACTGGCTTATCAAGCAGACTTCAGATAACGTAGGAGTAATTGCGTTAGAAGAAGACTGGAGAAGAACCATTGATGGTATCTTATCTATAGAAGCTAACGCAAAGTTACACATCGATAGAATACGAGAGCAGTTTACTAACGAAGAGTTAGATCAGTTCTTTGATGTCCTATATGATGGCGAGAACAGAAACAGGGTATGGGTACATGCTCATCATGGTGCTAACGACATTGATTCTATATTCAGCAAGCTACGCTTTATGATTGTAGGTTGTGAATGTAAGTGGGTAATCGTTGACCACCTTCACATGCTTGTATCAACCAGCATTGAAGGAGATGAGCGCCGTTCTATTGATGCTATCATGCACAGACTGAGGACGTTAGTAGAGGAGACAGGAGCTGGCATCATTCTTGTATCACATCTACGTAGGATTGATGGCAACAAGGGACATGAGAACGGTATTGAGACTGGCCTTAGCCACCTCAGAGGATCTCAGAGTATCGCTCAGTTGTCTGACTGTGTACTAAGTCTTGAACGCAACCAGCAATCAACAGATAATGTTGAAGCCTCTACCACACGGGTCAGGATTCTAAAGTCTAGATACACTGGTGACGTTGGATTAGCTACCCACTTGCTATATGATAATGAGACTGGTAGGCTGGCAGAGATCGAGACAGATGACATCACTAATAACAGTGAAGAAGAAGTCGTATTAGGATTTGAATAATGAGCAGACTTGTATTTGATATTGAGACGGATGGTCTTGATGCTACCAAGATATGGTGCATCGTGGCTCAAGATGTAGATTCTAAAACGATATACAGTTATGGCCCTAACCAGTTGGATGAGGGGTATGCCTTGCTTGACTCTGCTGACTCTCTTGTAGGTCACAATGTAATAGGCTTTGATATACCTGTTGTACGCAGGTTAATGAACCAGCCTAACTTTGCTGCCGACAAGCAGATAATAGACACTCTTGTTTTATCTAGACTATTCAACCCAGTTAAAGAAGGGGGCCACAGCCTCAATCAATGGGGACATACTCTAGGTTTTAAGAAGGGTGACTTCAAAGAGTTTGAGGCTTACTCAGCAGAGATGCTAGACTATTGTATACGAGACGTAGAGCTAAACACTCAGGTTTACTACGCCCTTAAAGAATTGAGCAGAGGCTTCTCCCCTGTGTCAGTCAACCTTGAACATAAGGTAGCTGATATAATGAAGCAGCAAGAAGCTCATGGCTTTTACTTTGATGGCATGAAAGCAGAGCTTCTGTTAGCCGAGATACGTGAGCGTATGCAAGTAGTAGAAGCAGAGACTAAGGAAGTGTTTCTTCCTAAGATAATAAAACAAAAGTTATATCCTCGCTATACTATGGCTGGTGCTATCTCTAAAATTGCAGATAAAGAAGAAGCCTACAACCTCAGACACTTTGATGATGAAGCAGCGGATGCTATCTCAGGTGTCCGTTTAACAGAAGAAGAGCATGAGCTGTTCGCTGAGAAGAATCATGAAGTTCCGTTACATATTACTAGGACAACATGTATCGAGCTTAACATTGGATCTCGTAAGCAGATTGGAGAGTACCTTCAAGACTTTGGGTGGAAGCCTACTGAGTTAACTGTTCACGGCAGACCAGTTGTTAACGAGAAAACTCTCAGTAAGATACAGGGCATACCTCAAGCAGAGCTAATCAAAGAGTTCTTTCTGCTTCAGAAGAGAGAAGGTCAGATTAAGTCTTGGCTAGAGAAGGTAGAGGACGATAGCAGGGTACATGCTTTTGTAATACCTAACGGTACTATCACAGGTCGCATGTCTCACAAGTCTCCTAACATGGCACAGGTTCCTAACTTAGGTTCTAAGTACGGAGCAGAGTGCCGGTCTTGTTGGACTGTACCCAAGGGATACAAACTGGTAGGCATTGATGCGTCTGGTCTAGAGCTACGAATGCTTGCTCATTATATGGATGATAAGGAGTACACAAATGAAATCCTTAACGGAGACATACACACCGCTAATCAAAAACTTGCAGGACTTGAATCAAGAAATCAGGCTAAGACTTTCATATACGCACTGCTCTACGGAGCAGGAGATGAAAAGCTCGGAAGCGTGGCTGGAGGAGGTAAGAGGACTGGTGAAAAACTTAGAAAATCATTCTTCGATAATCTACCATCATTCGCAACTCTTAGAAATAAAGTTGCAAGAACAGCGACAGAAAGAAGCTACCTCAAAGGGCTAGATGGTAGGAAGATTCCTATCCGCAGCGAGCACTCAGCACTTAATACTTTGTTACAGGGTGCTGGTGCTATCGTCATGAAGCAAGCAGTTGTTCTATTAAATGACAAGATCAAAGACTTAGATGCACACTTTGTAGCTAACGTACATGATGAATGGCAGATAGAAGTAAGAGAAGACTTAGCTGATACAGTAGGTAAGCTTGGTGTTGAGGCAATCATTGAAGCCGGTAAGGTTCTTAAACTTAAATGTCCTCTTGATGGGGAATATAAAGTAGGAGATAACTGGAGTGAAACACACTAATAAAGATAAATTATGTTTTTGTGAAGAAGTAGAGCAATACCTCCCAATAAAATACGATTTGAAATTAAACAAATACGTACCTTCAGACCCTTCTGATAAATGGGAAGAGTGGGAGGAGCATTATTTTGAAGACAGCCCACCTTTTACTGTTAGTATAGGCAGCCATTCTTGCTCTGTGACTAACCACTGGAGACATTCTAGTGAGACAGAGTTTGGAGACATTGATGATGTTTGTTATTACTGCGCCAAAGAAATTATAAAAAATAATCAGTAAACATAAAGGAAATACTTCTGATGGAACACACTACCGAGTACGACTGGAGTTACAGCAGAACCAACTCAAAGGGAGAAGCAAAATTCAGACACACTACAAACGAGAGCGTTGAAGATGTTATGGCTTATCTTGAAGAACAAGATATAGATTTTGAGTATATGGAAGGGGCCAGTATGCTCTGGATATACTGTAAAAAAGGCGCTTATTCTTATTATTATACAACAGGAAGATGGGCGCGACAGACTAGAGGCCGACCTCCTAAACATTATGTAGCCAAAGGGATAAAAGATTTTCTAGAAAGATTTATTTTAACTGAAGATAATAATAAACCTGACTTTGAAAAGATGAAAAAAGATATATACGATATGATCCTAAAGGATATAAAAGAAGCAGGAGCTGAAGGGACAATACAGAAAAAAATAAATGATAAGTATGAGCATCTTACAGAGTGGCGAAAGGATGTTATAAGAGGCAGCTTTGCTAGATTGAAAGAAAATGGAAGCATCTTTTGTAATGGAGACAAAGAAGGTAGGTCAAAAATTATGCGTCATAAAATGTATAAGGAGAACATCTCTAATGAAACATATTAAAATTTCTAAGTCTTTTATAGATAAAGCTAAAAGTAAATCTAATCAGATGGGTCAACTAAGAAACTCTATAACAAAAGGAGCAGGAAATATCCACGGCTTTTTAGGGGAGATTATTACTGCACAAGAATTAAAAGCTGAAGAAAACAATACTTACGACTATGATATAAAATTAAACGGTTTAACAATTGATGTCAAAACTAAAAGAGA